ATGGGACCCAAAAAAAATTTTTTAAAATGGGACCCAAAAAAAATTTTTTAAAATGGGACCCAAAAAAAATTTTTTAAAATGGGACCCAAACAAATAGTTGGATTTTGATTCTTTCTATAGTAATACTATAGTAATAGTCGAAAATAAACGTAGTCCCCCACTGTCCAGTTTTCCCCTAGTCTCGCCCAATGTTTTTTTCCCGGTAGCAACCCCGACTAACTTCCACTCCTAACTTCAACTTTTCCCGATGCTCCAAGCCACGCCTGTTTGGTCTAGTAGTAGTCGCAGTTTTTTACATTTACTGTAAGTGTAAATCTATTTTTATTCGGGTTTAGTATTTTAGCATAACTTGGCCCGACTGTCAAGAAAAATCGACTAGGCCAAGTGACATTTATTTTAAAGTTAACTGCGACTTTTTCTTGACAGATTTTTAAAGTATGCTATTATATATATGTAAGTGAGACTAATCATAAAGAGAGGTAAGGCATGAAAGCAAACCTATCTAAAGATGGTATCAACAGAGCCACAGTGACCATCCAAACCCGACTAAGTATTGATGATATTTCAACCTACTGGATAGCTGAAAAAATGCATTATACTAGTTATGATTGGTCAGTAGAACAGACGGTTGAATGGTTTCGTATGATTACCAAGCAAGCAAGTCACCGTGAAATTGTCAATGCTGTTAAAGATTGTATTTTAATGCATGGTGTAGAAACTCCGCATTACCGGGTAGGTGATGGATTATATAACTCTAGCAATGAAGTTAAAATTGCAATTGAGCCTATTCTTCGTGAAAAAATCAAAGGATTCTAAGGAGAGAGACATGACTAAACAAGAACGCAAAGAACTCAAAAAAGAACTTAGCAAGGTACGTGAAGTCCGGGTACAGGCAAACGGTGTCAATGTGTGGGTAAAGGTAACTGAGTTTGTAGCACGTGGGATCGTGAACAGCCTGAAGCAAGGTCAACGTGCGTGGTTGAATACGAACTTTCACAAATCAGTTGGTTATCTGGTTGTTAAATAGGAGAGGACATGAACACTATTAAATATTCGACTAAAGAAGATTTTTACAACGGTATTTTAGAGCTAACATCACGTGGACTTACATTTGAAGCTAAATATGAAACGCTAACTATCACACTAACCGGAGGATATTGACCTATGGCAAACCAAGTGAAAATCTACAATGCAGATGGTGAGCTAGTCGAAGTGGTAGCAAATCCAGAACTCCGTGAACTGAAAGACCTAGAAATCACGGAAGAGGAACTTGATGAAATTATTAACAACTATGACATATATGGAGTGGAAGATGAACTTTAAAAGCACTGATGGAATTCTATGTATATTTTCAGATGAACCATGCAAGGGCTGTGGGAACAAATACCTGAAACTATTCGGGTCTGATGATTCTGAATATTGTGCTAACTGTCAGCCAGAGGAAGAAAATGACAAATTTAAAAATTCGAATTCTAATATTAATTAGGTACACGCTATGGTTGAAGATTCAGATTATGAATTCGACTATGGCTAATTGGGCAGACAAAAAACTCAGGCAATTTTCTGATGATGATTGGAAAAAATACAGTACCAGTTAATGTAAATCTAGTTTGAAAATATTCGAAGTTTTTTCTTGACACAAAATCCCGACTATGCTATTATGTATATGTAAGTGAGAGGTGAGACTAGCTAGAGCTAGTTAGCCAAATGGTTTGAAATCATCGACTCAGAACTTACAAACCCACTTTAAACCAATAGGAAAAAAAATGAACATTGATGGAAAACTCATTGAAAGTCTGGTTGCTGAAAATATATTCGATTTTGCCAACTTGGTTAACAAGCGTATCCAAGATAATTATGACGGCAAGATAGGTTCCAAGTGGACAGGTGATGTATTTCCTCATGAACTCCGAGAGTATATCCACATTGAAGAAGCACGAAAATACTATAAGCTGTGGTGGGTACGTGACTACAAAGGCCATAAACATATTGTTAATGTTTTGAATGGTGGGCCTAACAAAGTAACCAAATATTCGAATAAAAGAAATTTTACAGGTGTTGTTTCCAGCATCCACAGTTTCGTTGATAAAGCAACTGGCAACATCTACAAACCTGCATCCACTAAGGCACCCGCCAAACATGCACGTGGAAATATTCTCAGTGAAAAGAATGGTGCTGAAGCGTTGTGTCCTTACCGTTACGAAGTAAGGTATCTTTAATAACCAAAAAGGAGAGAGCCATGTAAACCGCCCGGAGTGAGTCCGAGTGACACCAACCAAATCATAACTCTTAGATATAGATAAATTAAACTTAATATATAACCGACTAGGGCCTAACAGCTTTAGTCGGTTTTTTATTTTTCAAACCTAGCTCACGTTCTGTAACCAACACAAATTCCCATTTATTCATTTCACACAGCTTCCTAGCTGCATTCCACTTGGCTTGATTAATTTCGAACTTACGCCACCTAGCAACTTCACGGTAACGCCTACGTCTTTCTTCCAGATAATTATTTTTACGCTTAGTCTTACGTGGCGGTTTAGTTTCTTTGTGTGGTTTAACTTCAACTAAATAAGTCTCACCAGATGATAACTTAACCCAAAAGTCAGGCCAATAATGATGCCATGATTGATCGTGTTTTGTGTAATAGTCAATCGGGAAAGGCTCAGAAGACCAAGCCACTATATCTGGTGAATTGTCCAGATGTACCATATATCGCAATTCCCAACCAGAGCGGTATATGATGTTCTTATGAGCACCTTTATATTTGTGTGGATTACGTGGTTTGAATTTGCCTTTATGATACTTATGTTTTCTTGCCATGTATTATTTATATCTCACCTAAGTATATAATAATTTCAATATCCAGCATTTTGAAATTTTTTATTTAATAAATACTAATAACCTCTAGCTAGTAACATAGATCGACTAACCCCGACTATATATACAAATTTAAAGTCTATATATATAGAGTATTATTATAATAAAAATACTAAGATATACTAAGCTGCGTATACGCTGCTTGTATATTTTCAAACAAAAAATAAGCCAAGTGAGAGTTATAACTTCAACTTTGATATTTTTGGTTAATAGTCGGGTTTTATGTCATCTCATGTGTCATCTCATAATAAATCTTTTATACCTAACAGAGAGAGAAGAGAGAGACACCAAAGAAACACCGGAGAGAGAGAGCGCACGTGCAAACCCCGAATAATATCAAAAGTCACTGGAATTGCTATTAGGATAATGTCACGAAAAGTACTATTAGAGTAGTTATTATTGTGACATCAAAAAATGGTCATATAAATACTATATAAGTACAACAATTTTCAGGAATAATTAATGGTCGCATTTTTACCCCGTATACTAGCAGAGCAACAAGCACAGGCCGAAGGCGAATCTACTAGCGAATCACAGTCAACATCCAATAAATACACACAACATCCTATTTTCAACTTTCCAGAAACTATTGGTAATGATGAATATAAAGATTGGATGCGTTTTGGAGTTGTGCAATTTGAAGGTACTAAAGGAATTGATAGAAGTCGTGTGGATTTTTCTAGTATTACTTCTACTACTGATAAAACAAGAAATTCTAAAGTTGGTGTTAATAGTCGTTCTGTTATTCCTATATCCAATACAAAACAAAAATTAACTGCTGATGCTAAACGTGTAGATATATCAAATCGTCCAACCAAAATAAATAGACGAAATAAAACGTTTAGTGTTTCTGCTGATATTATTCTTCCAATGCCACAATCGTTAAGTGTTAATAATACCGTTGCATGGGATAATGCTGAATTGGGATTTATTGGCGGTGCTATTCGTGGTGGTCTTGACCCGACTAATCTCAAGAATTCTATTGCTGATACTATTAAAGCAACTTCTGGTGGTGCTGTGTTTGATAATATCTTTACTAGTGTCAAAAGTAAACTTGCTAATTTTCTTGTTGGTGTTACTGGTGCTAACGGACAGGTTGTAAACGAAACTGCTAATAGGTTTATTCTTAATCCACATGCTGAAGTACTATTTAAAGGTGTTGATTTCCGCAAGTTTCAGTTTCAGTGGAAATTAACTCCTCGAAGTGAAAATGAAGTTAATATTGTACGTGATATTATCCAGATGTTTAAATTTCATTCTGCTCCTGATATATCTTCTGATACTAATCAGAACTTTATTGTTTATCCAGATGAATTCCAAATACAATTCATGCACTTGAATTCTGATACTGGTGCTGTTGAAGACAACTTGTATCTCCCTAGAATTTCCCAATGTATATTAACTGATGTTGCTACCAACTATACATCTGTTGGTTTATGGAGCGCATTTAAATCTGGTGCTCCTGTTGAAGTCGAATTATCGTTATCGTTCTCTGAAGTTGAACTTATTACTAAACAACGTATTGATGAAGGATTTTAAGTTGTATGCCTAAGAGTAATAAATACTTCGATCAATTTCCGTTTTTACAATATGATGTTGTTGGTGTTAAAGATGAAAAACTTGTTACGGATATACTTAAACGAATACGTGTTCGTTCTGAAGCACTTGAAAAAAACGTTTTGTTTGACAGTTATTTTTGGGAAGATCGAGATCGTCCAGATATTGTAGCGCACAAGTTTTATGGTGATTCGAATTTACATTGGGTTATTATTCTTGTTAATAGAGCCTTAAATCCGTATTTTGCTTTTCCATTAGCTACTGCTGATCTGCATAAATTTGTTGTTGATAAACATGGTTCGTTAACGGGTATTCATCATTATGAAAATGCTGATGGATTTCAAGTTAATTCTACCGAACCCGGTGCTGTTGCAGTTTCGAATCTTGATTATGAAGAATCTATCAATGAGTCTAAAAGAACCGTAAAAATACTTAAACCCGAATTTGTTCAAACATTTGTGAATGAATTTAATAATTTGATTAATAGTTAAAAATGCCTAATTTTGGTCGTTCTGCATCCGAATATAATCTTGGAGTTTTGGAGTTAATTGGTCAAAACCAAACTGTTGATATATCCAAATTATACTTAGAGATAAACATTTACGAATCGTTGCTTGAGAATTCTATGACTTGTGATATTACAATATTGGATGCTGTTGGTTTGTTTAATGCAGTTCCTATTGTTGGTGGTTCCTGTGATTTACATGTAATTATTAATTCACCACTTGTTTCTGGTGTTTCCCGTTCTGCTGATGATATTGATATGATATTCACGGTGTATAAAGTTTCGAATCGACACAATTATAAAGATCGTACACAGTTATACGTTTTGCATTGTATTACTCCTGAAGTATTTACATCTTCAGAGACAAAAATTAATCGTTCTTATGTATCAAATAAAAATCGTTTGTGTTCTGATATTGCAATTGATATATTTGATCGAGACATTGATTCTGATACAGATTTTGAGGTAGAAACAACTTCTAATTCGATTAATATAATATTTCCTTCGCATTGGTCGCCATTCGATGGAATTAATCATTTAGCATCTAAATCCATCAGTAAATCAGAACATAATGGTGCTGGTTATTTGTTTTACGAGAATACACGTGGTTATCATTTTAAATCTCTTGAATCGCTTTCAACAACGGACACACAGCACTTTTTAGTGTATGAACCATTAAATATTTCTGCTAATCAGCTACCGCACGAAGGTACTGTAAGCGTATATAATTTTGACAGTATGTATGATGCCTTGAATAATCGTACAAGAGGAATGATGTTTTCCAAGTTGATTGATGTTGATTTTACTCTTAAATCAGTATCGGAAAGTATTATTACATATAACGATCATGATTTTGATGGTAAAACAAGCCATCTGCATGACAGACGAATGTTTATTGAAGAGTTTGATGATTTTCAAACATTGCCTCATAAGTTACACGTGGGTATTTCAGGTAGCAAAGTATATGACAAGAACAATGCACCTAAAAAACCGAATACTGCTGAAGTCATGCTTAAACGAATCAGAAGACTTCAGGAAAGTAATAATATTAAACTAAAAACTACGATGGTAGGAAACAGCACAATTGCTGTTGGTGATGTAGTTGAATTCAATTTGCCTAATAACGTTCCACAAAATTCACCGGGGGCATCTGCCGATGCTATTGATGGTTCGTTATCTGGACGGTTTCTTGTAATGACTGTAAGGCACAAAATAGACCTAGACAGTTACATAACAATTTTAACACTGGTTAAAGACTCCTATAAGGAATCACCATTTGTCAATGAACGAGCAATTGACGCCAGTACTAGTACTGCACGAAGGAATTTCTTCTAATGCCTGAAGCACTTTACCCACAAATGGCATGGTGGACCGGAAAAGTAGTAAACCGGGATGATCCACTAGAATTAGGCCGATTAAAAGTACGCATTGATGGTTATCACAATAAATCAGAATCTGTTGTTCCAGATGATGATCTTCCTTGGAGTCATGTTATTCAACCAATAACATCTGCTGCACTTGATGGAGTTGGGCGTTCTGCAACCGGAGCACAAAAAGGAACAAGAGTAATTGGTTTTTTTGCTGATGGTGCTGAATCATGTCAAGAGCCTATAATTTTTGGTTCTATTGGTGGAATAAATAAATCCACTGGAGAATCAGATACACCTAGACTTGCACGTTCAAAAGGAATATTTGATGTTGATACTTTTGAAGAAAAGTCTGATAAGACAATTGACAAACTCGATACAATACTTGTTGACAAACTGGAAGATGCTGTTGACGATCAAAAGAATAATTTTCAGGAGCCAGAACCAACTTTCAAAGGTTCTTATCCTACTAATCATGTCTATAAATCTGAATCTGGACATGTTATAGAAGTTGATGATACTGCAAGTGGTGAGAGATTACATGCATATCATAAATCTGGAACTTATGTGGAAATTGGACCTGTCGGACAGAGAATAATGAAAATAGTTGGTACTGATTGGGAAATT